AGTTGGGCTGACTTCTGAATCATTTTCTGAAAGCATGACGATTCCATTTACATCGTCCCAGAATACATTTTCAATCTCTAGATCCACGTCGTCTCCTTTGATTACGTCTACGCCATCTACCTTTTCAACAGATATGACATTGGCAAACTGATTTGCAGGGGTATCAACTAATGACAACTCAATGAGATCGTAGTCTTTAATGATACGAATAGTTGTGTCCATCTTTTCATCAAATGCGTCGTCCCACTTGTTCATTCTTCCACCGATGGAAAAACCTGAAAGTGTTCCGTCTAGAACCTTTTCCCAAGTGTCCTGAGCACCCTTTGAGATGTATGTTGATACATAGACACCTGCATAAAACTTCTTTGACTCTGGGTCAAAGTACTTGTCTTCTTTAAATGAAACCATTTTGCCTACCGCTTTGGGCTGGTGCATTTCACGAATGTTACCACGGAATTTTTCAAAAGCCTTTAGTGAGGCTTCTGGAGTAACGATGTCATTCTGCTTATCAACATTGTCTAATGTTGCAAAACCAGAAACGATTCGTCGTTCTTGGTCTACTTTTGAGAAGGGCATGGAGAGGCGAACATTCTCGCCTTCTGTATCCCAGTGAGCTTTAGAAATAGTCATGTTAGTTAATTATACCCTGTTTTTTACAAAAATGTTACATTGTCATAACATTTCAATTATAACACAATATTACTGTGAAGACCTTCCCTCGCCTTGTGCATTTCTGCCACTGGTTGTTGTAGTGCTATCTGAATTATTGTTTGATCGCTCTGCATCACGTTGTCTATTACCTGCAAGATTTGCACGAGCATCTGTGAGTTGACGAGAAGCCATCTGGAAAGGCTCGTCTCCATCTGCACGTTGTGGAAGACCAAGAGCTTCACGAGCTTCGTTGGGAACCATAATCTGTGTCTTGACATAACGCTCAAGAATCTGTGATTGTGCAATTTCATCTGTAAGAGTAAGTTCGTTGAACTTGAATTCAAGAATGTCTGTCTTCTCTTTCATAATCTTACTGAGCATCTTTTCAAGATTTGTCTGTGCAGGTCTAGCTACCTGTTCTTTGAATGTGCGGTCCTGTGCAAGAGCAGCAGCGATGCTTGCAGAATCTCCACCACCAATCTTAGAAAGTGGTACTTGGTGAGCAACAAGGATATCATCTCTGTTACGAACTCGATACTGGTTGAAGGATGCTTCCTGTACGCCATTCTCGATTGGCTCCATCTTAAATTCTACCTTGTTTGTGTCAGAGTCGCCTGGCAGTGGAATGTAGAGTGTGCGGTGAGACTGTCCCTTAAGGCTAGTCTGCAAGAAGCGGAACATCTTGTCTTCTGCATCGTCTGAAAGCTTTGCACCTTTAAGTGTTACAACGTAACGAGGAACAGCCTTGTTGCTAAAGTAGTCAATGTTGTATTGTGATGCAAGCTGGTCTCCGTGAAGAGCTGAGATTGCAGACATGATATCTGGAATTCCGTAATAAGTATTTAGAGGAGAGTATTCCTTGTAATGAATAATCTCGTTAGGGCGTGGGTCGTCAGTTACTGGGTTTGGGTTAACTGCCCCAAAATTTCTGAAGTAGACAACCTTGTTGCCGATGATCTGAACGTAACCATCTTTTAGTCTACGAACACGCATAGTGGTTGATGGGATATGACCAACATATCCAATCTCTCCTGTTACAGTACGACCAATCTCAAGGTAACCATTACCTGTAGCCTGAACATCTGTGTAAAACTTCATCATTGTGTTTGTAAAAGAATCTTCATCGTTTAGCTCTTCAAGCCATTCACGCATTGCAATTCTTGCACGTTCAATACGCTTACGTGCTTTTTCTGCAGCAGATTCTGAAGATCCTTCGATAGCAAAGATTGTGCTTCTTGATGGCTGGAAGTCATAACCAAGACCAACAATGTTTTCTACTTTTGCGTCAATAGCAGCGTGGTTAGCAAATGATGTGTCGTAGTAGTTGGCAAGTTCGTAAAGATTCCAGGGTGGAGTGATTACATCGAATAGTCCGTAGCCATTGTGGTATACGGTTCCAGGATTAATCTCTTTTGATCTTGCTCCATTAACTCCTGTGCTTGTTGCCATAGCACTATCAAGATAGGCAGGTGTTACGTCTACCGCCTTAGACATTCTAGTTGCACGACGTTTAAAGTTTGCATTAAGACCAGTTAGAGACTTGATGCCTTCCCAATCTTTAATAAAAGGATCTTGTGTTTTAAAAACATTTTCTTCTTCGACAAGACTATCTGTCTTTGCACGAATAATATATTCTACTGGGTCATTTGCCATTATTCATCATCTCCGTATTGTTCCAAAGTTTTCTTTGCAGCAATAACAGCTCCAAGATCATTCATGTTGGGAATAAAGCCCTGCTTCATGCGGTCAATTTGTTCTGAGTGAGTCTCTTCTGAAATTTGTCGTGTATTTGGATAGAAGATTGCTTGACCCTCTGCCTCTCCATAATATGCAGCGGCATCCATAAGCTTCTTCACACGTTCGTGATCATTCTTGTACGCTTCAATAGAGAGAACGTTGTTGTCTCCATCGGTAAATGGCTTGCCATTTGCTTTTACCCAGATGTATGTACCAAAATCTGAAAAGTCTTCTTGAACTACTGTAAGTTTTGCTTTACCCAGTGCTTGCTCAATTGGGTCTAAAGGTTCCTGTTCCATAACCACCAGTATATCATATTACTTAACTTTTTGTCCTGTGACTGGTATAACAATTGATGGGAAACGTACACTTTGGTTAATGGTGTCTCCATTTGTGGTTGTTCCGTCAACATTTAGGTATGCGGTATAGCTATATTTTGATAAATCTAACGGAATGTTTGTTTGAATTGGTGATTTTGCACTAGCACCAAAGTATGTACGATAAACGTTTGATAACGTTTTTCCAAGACCATCGGCAACGGCATCTGCATAGATATCAAACCATGTTGCGTTTGCTGACTCATATGTTGTTGATGTAGTCTCTGTCCATGTTTCTGTATCTGAATTAGTTTCTCTGTCTAGAACAATACCCCACGATGTTGCTGTAACCTTGTTTGCATACTCTTCTTCTGAAATTTGATAGTGTGAAATATTGTTAACCAGGAATGGACCAGTTATTCTAATTGCACCAACAGCACTTTCAAAAGATAGCGACGGATTAAACTTAATTGATACAAAGTTCCAATTTCTATAAAAAACATTGCCGTCTGCAACTACTCCAGATGGAGTTGAGTCTTCTGCTCCATTTACATATAACTCTACGTCCCAGTAAACAGGTTCACCTACCGTATTTAAATCTTTTAGATATACCGTGCCTTTTGTATTATCTCCAATACCGTCAACCATAACAGCATACTTATCTGAAGAGCTATCTCCAATTCTTAAAATTTCTTGTGGACCTGAAGAAAAGGCTTTATCATAATAAAATCCAAACTGTAAGATATCAAGGAGAAAGAATCTTTTTGCCGATTCATTAAATGGAATCTCTATTCCACGAGTTCCATCAAATGTTGATCCTAGTAGCTGAATACCGCTTGTTTTGTTTAGATAAAGATATGGGGTTTTTCCTTTATATGTTACAAACGGATTTACAGAATTATTATAAAGAAAGCTTGAGCTAGGCTTTGTATAAGGGTATAGGTCTCTTCCAAGTTTTGAACCAATAAATGTTTTTAAAGTATTGTTTTCATTATTTAATGATTGTGAAGATAGTTGCATATTCCTAATTTTTACTGGATTTCTAAAAATTCCTGGAATCTTCATCTCAAATTTAATGTTTAGCCCTAACTCTTTAAAGTCGTTTACAGGTGGAATATAAATTACTGAACCATCTACTACTTCATAAATTTTTGTAGCCCATGTTGAATCTGGAGAAACTATTTTTGTTGATGGTAAATTAGACAAAGATCTTGATGATAGATCTGATGTTGTTAGTGATGGCTTTGTTAGTTCTGAAAAGTAGGCATATGTCTTTACCATTTCATTTACTGTAGAAACGTTTGAAGAAGCTATTAGTTCGGAGGCTGGGTAGTCAACATTAAATTGAATAAAGTCAAGTGAGTAGGTTGGATTTACAATACCAGAATTTTTTGCTAACAGTGTGAGTGGGATGTAATCTTCCCAATATGCATATGTTGCAATATCGAGTGCGAATGATCCAAGATTGTAAACTCCAAATAATGTGTAGTTTGCATAATTGTCTAGCAATAAAAGCTGACTTGAAACTAAACCATTTGTAAAAGAAGTTTTAATTAAGTCGTAGTTCTTTGCATTGGAAAATCCGATTTTGTAAACTTTTCCAGAGTATCCATTTACAAAGCCACTTTCCCCACAAAATTGAATTTGAAGACTCGACTTGTTTGCAAAGAAAGATCTCATTTGGCTTGTTGCAGATGCATTATTTAAAAGAGCAGGAATGTTTATCCCTACCCCAAACATTGTATTATCTAGAACATCTTGTCCATCAAATGTTGCTACCAGTGTTCCGTTTGAAACAAACTCATACTTTACAGTTGTTCCAGTTGGTGAGTAGTAACATCTAAAATATTCTTTTTTTAAATTATATATTTTAAAAATGGTTTCAGCAACTGCTGGTCGAGTTGTATACTTTAATGCAGCATATACCGCATCTACCGTATCGTCTATTATATTAAACTTTGGAAATGATATGTATGTTTTTACTCCCCAGTTACTTGGATTCATTTCAAAATAAACTGAGTTATCTATTAGTTCTCCGCTTGCCAAATCTCCAGCAACAGTCTCGGTATTGTTTTCTTCTTGTGCGTCATACCAGTCCATAAGAGTTCTGCTCTCTTCAAACATCAGGGTAGGGAGTGAGTAGTTTGGAACAGATAACGCAGAGTTTACAGAAGATAGGTTATCAAGAACACCATTTTGCCAGTCATATTTGTCTGGATAAGAATAGTTATTGGCATACTTAGAAAAAGAATAGTCCATAACTACTGGAAGTGATGATTCTCCTGTGCCAGCAACTTCTGGGGAGTCAACAGATTGACCCCAGATAAATCTTATCTTTGCTTCTTCAGCATCTACACGATATGGAAAAATTGAAACACAATCTACGTTTATTGGTGAAACATCTTCGTATGCATAAAATCCTATCCAGTCCTGATTTTGTAACGACTCATTATATTTTGCTGGAAAGTTTATTGACATTGTGTCTAAAAGAATTGTTATAACTTGCTCTCCATTAATCATAACGAAAGCATTGTTGTTAGAGATGCCAATATGAATAAGCATTGGTCTACCCCACTCACCAACAAAGTGTGATGCAACATAGTCTTCAACCTTCAAGGTCAAAAATGGACCATTCACATATAGTCCATCTGCTGACGATAGTGGTCCAATAATTTTTTTAGGAATACGAGCAGATCTTGCCTCTATCCTTACCCATGCCTCTAGCGTTATAGATTTTGCCTTACCGTCCTGATTGAATAATCCAAATCCTGGAACTATCAGGGATGGGTTATTGCTTGTTACTGGAGCAATTGATGTAATGTTTTCTGCCCCATAAACAAGCGGTACACCGTAATTTGTTGCACCAAGACTACTAGATGAAGATCCAATATAGTATGCAGAAAATTGAGAGTCTCCGTAAGACTTTGTTTCGTGTGCATACGTACTTGTTAGGGGAATGCTCGCAGGTGTAGTTCCCAAGCCAGATGTTGGCAAAACGTCGTCTAAAGCCCACACCGCAGAAGGGTGTCTTGAAAAGACTTTGTTTGCATAAAGATTTTGAGCCATAATTGTTCTAATTAAGTTTACCACACCCCAAGTATCTGATATAATGTTTATACAACTAATAGATGGAGAGACAATGCACTTACACATTGCTACCCCAATGTATGGGGGAAACTGTAAAGGTGTATATCTAGACGGAATGATGGCTCTAACCTTCGAGCTTGCTCGTAAGGGGTATCAGGTATCGTTCTCTAAGATATACAACGAAAGTCTCATTACTCGTGCTAGGAACAATCTGGTACACGAGTTTGAGAAATCTGGTGCTGATGCACTATTGTTTGTCGATGGTGACGAAGGATTTGATCACATGGATGTTATTTCTATGATTGAATCTGGCAAGGATGTTATTGGGGCTATCTACCCTATGAAAAACATTAACTGGGAAAATGTACGACAGGCGGCACTTAAAGGTGAAGAAAATCTATCGCAGTATTCTGGATTCTTTGCTATGAACATGCTTCCTGGTGAAACAACATTTAGAATGAACGAACCAGTTGGAGTCACTGAAGTTGGCACAGGAATGCTATTCATTAAGAAAGAAGTATTCGAAACAATGAAGCCACACTGCCCACAGTATATGTTAAATACATCTACTGGTGCATTTGATGCTTCTCAAATGGTAACTGAATACTTTGCTACTAGCATTACTGAAGATGGTATTCTTCTTTCAGAGGACTATCACTTCTGCCGTAAATACCGTGAACTTGGCGGAGAAGTATTTGCTGCTCCGTGGGTAAAGATTGTTCACGCAGGAGAGTATATCTTTGACGGTAGCTTTGCTTCAACAATGATGCTTACTGCTACTGTTACTGAAGATGCTCCAGAAGAAAAGCCCAAGCCTAAAACTAAGAAGGCTGCACAGGGTAAATAACTTCAAAAGGATTTGCCTGGTTGGTAATATCTCTCAATTCTTGACGATATTGCCTCCAGGCATTTTTTTGTTCTTCTGTAAGGGGAGAGTCTACTAGCTGTGTCCAGTCTGAAGAATAAAGTCTTGCATTTCTTTCATCCCTTATGCCAAACCACTCATTAGATAATCTTTGATTAATTTCTTCTTGTGTTGCATCTGTAAT